GGAGAATATGTTTTGAATGAAGAGACATGCCAATGGGAAATTAAATAAAGGATCAAAATGACATTATCTGAAATTGCGCAATATGCTGGAGAAAAAGTTGGAAAGACCGATGCCGATACGCTTACCTTCTTGCAGAAGGCAGCAAGCTTGGCTTACAGGCGTGTATGGGACTTTGCACCTTGGCGTGAGACTGTCACAAACTCTACCTATTCAGTTGGAACAAACAGGCAGATCACGCTTGGCACAAATGTAGAAACTCCTCTCTCCGTAGCCTACAACGATGCAGAGGTTGACCCAATTGACCTAGCCACTATCATCAGCCAAGACCCAGGCTTGCTTGACGATGCGCGTACTGGCGATCCAGATACCTACCATTTCACAGGCCGAAACAGCAGTGGCGTTGCGCAGCTAAACCTTTACCCAAGGCTTGCCACATCTGGAACAATCCCATTGCGTGTTGTGGAAAAGCTAAAATGCCTTACCCGCACGAACATCATTGTTGACTTCCCGCCATCAGCCTTAGCATTAGAAGACGAGCTTCGCTTACCCCACGTTCATCACTTGGTTCTTGCCTTGACTCACTCTGATGCTCTTGAACGCGAACGGCAATACGCCAAGGCGCAAGCTATCACGCAGACCGCCAACGCTGATCTGGCTTTAATGGCTAACTACGAGTTGAGCCAGGTCGGAGGAATAAAGCAGATCACTCCGCAAAGTCTTGGCGAGTTAACCATCGAAGAAATGTTCTCGGCCTAAAGGAGTCATTGTGCCGTACTACTCGGACAATTTAGACGATCTGTTGGCGTTTGATGGAATCCGCAGCTTTGCTGGCGGTCAAGCCAGCGGGTTGCAATCCGACTTACTAGCCGAAAACCAAGTTCAACAATTGGTCAATATGACCCTTTCACCAAAGGGTACGCTTGAAACTCGCAAAGGTGCATCAAGTTTTAGCACTGCATCCACAAGTCAGGAAGGCTCAATTGGTGGAATGCGATACTATGACACATTCCAATTAGATAGACTTGTAACCGTTACGCAAGGCAGACTTTATACAATTGATAGCAATGGAAATTCGAATCTTCATCCACCCGATCAAATATGGGATTCCTTTACTGGCGCAACAAGGATATGGAATAATGAAGATGAAATATGGTCAGACGGTTTTTCCACGGCCTATGACATCAAGGTTAGCATGGCTCAATTTAACAACAGAATGTATATGGCAGATGCGGATGGACCTCTTTACTATTTTGATGGAAATATAGCAACAAGGCAGGGCGGGAAAGTTAGGGCAATAACGGTTACGAATGGAGGAACTGGATATACAAGCGCAACAGCAGTTATTACTGGACCAGATTGGGGCGGTACACTTCCAACTCTAATCACAGCCGTTGCTGGCGGAGCAGTTACTGGTGTTACAGTTGATGACGGAGGATATGGGTATTCTGGCGCACCCACCGTTACAATTATTGGGAATGGATCTGGGGCAACTGCAACCGCAACAGTAAGCCCTGCTCCAAACAATTTAAGGTTGTTAATCAATACTGGAAATAGATTATTTGCAGTTGGATCTGGATTGGATAGAAATACACTTTATGCATCAGATATACTTGATGCATCTATTTGGGATTCGACAAATAGCATTATTGTTAATGCAGATGATGGCGATGAAATTACTGCAATCGTTCAATACTATCAAAATAGAATTATTGTATTTAAGAAGAAGCGAATATTCCAAATTACCATACCGCCAGATGCAACAAGTGGCGCAGATTGGTCTGTTGAGCTTATTTCAAATAATACTGGTTGCGTGGCTGAAGGATCTGCGGTTCAAGTCAATAGCGATATTTTCTTTTTATCTGATGACGGAATAAGATCATTGGTTCGATCTGTTTCGGATGATTTCACATCAGTTGGTTTGCCGATATCTGAAGTTATTAAAGATGTTATTCAAAAAATAAATCCAGCAGAAATAGGAATATCAACAGCATCTTTTTACGATAATAGATATTTTCTTGCAATTCCAACGGAATCAAATGATTACAATGATACACTCATTGTTTATAATACAATTCTTGGTGCATTTGAAGGAACATGGACTATTCGCGCTATGCAGTTTGCATTAACAAATTTTCAAGATGAAGGCGTTAGATTAATGATAAAGTCAACAACTGGTCAAATAAATAAATATAGCGGATATAAAACACCTTCTCAAGTTACTTCTGCTGACTATCTGGACGCTGGGCAGAATTATGAGTCCTACGTGCAAACCAAGGATTTTAATTTTTCTGATCCATTTGCATATAAATACGGTAGCTATTTTGAAGTCTCGTTTGATGATTCCTTTTCGTCCGATACAACCATTTCAATCCAGCGTGATATTGATATTGGGGATATTGATGTTCAGCCAAACCTAAACATATCAAGCGCAGTTCTTACACTTGATTTTCAGCTTCCAGCGGTATTACCAAGTTCGTTAAAGAAAAGGATTGCAAGTGATCTTAGGGCATATCAAAAATGGCGTTTATTGAATATTAAAATTGCAAGTGCTGCGAACAAGATGGCGATACGCCAGATAACGGCTGCGGCCAATCCTGATACAGTCCAAATCCAACAAGCAATATGACGGCTGTTGAGTATATAGAGCAAAGTGGCGTGCCAGAGTCAATGTGGCCTAACCTGGAGGCTTGGTATGGCTGGTTTGAGAAGCAAGGCATGGTAGGGGTGGTTAAGGATGGGAATGAGATTGCTGGAGTAGCTCTGGCTAGGTGCATAAAAGACGGACAAAAGGCTGACCATTATGTGCATAGCGAAGATGGCGAGAATGTCTTTGTTGACTTGACGATCTCATCAAAGGGTGGTAAATCTCTACGTTGCTTGCTGTTGTTGCTTTGGCAACGCTTTGGTCCTCGCAAGCGGATCACTTTTAATCGTTCTGGCAAACCAAGGAGTTACGACTATATGACATTTATGCGAAAGGCTAGGGTTTAACACCGTGGGTGGATCACCTTCTATTCCTTCACCGCCTCCTCCGCCCGATCCAGCAGCAGTTGCGCAGGCCAACGCTGCTGCCTATCGGATGAACATTGATACCTATATTGAAAAATCCCCAGCCGTGGCGGCTTTAGAGAATAAACTTCGTGTTCAATATATGCCCCAACAGCGTTCTTTGGAGCGTCAATTGTCAGCATTGGATCAGCAGGCAGGCGTGCAGTCTGGCTTGCAATTAGAGCGTCAATATGGTCCACAGCGTACCCTAGAAACGCTTCGCAGGCAGTATGAGACTAGCCCGCAAGCGTATGCCTTAAATCGAGGACTAGGCGATCAGATGACTCGCCAGTTCGAGCGTCTTTACGGAACATCACCTTATGGATCAGTTGAACAGAATGTGGCGTTCAACCGCCAACCAGGACCAGTTGACTTTTACAACACAATTGGAACAAACATTGGGAATCCAGAGCTAACTACTGGGACAAAATAATATGGCAATTCCAACTCCAGAAAATCGAAGAAAGAAGCCAGATCCATACCCGACATTATATAGGCTCAACGAAGAGGGCGATATTGAAAAACTTGAGCTTGAAAAGCCAAAACAACTTCGATTACTTGGGGACAAGCAACCTAAAATAGATTACGATGCCAAGAAGAGGCAAAAAGATTACCCATTCAAATCTTTCGAAGAAGCAGTCGGCGCGCAAAAAAAGTTTACATTTGATAATACAAAGAAGCAGATAGGCAAACTTCAATCTCAATACGATGAAGAGCTATCTAAAAATAAAACATACAATACGCTTGCCGAACAGATTGCAGCATTGAGTGGTGGCAGAGATCAGGCTGGTAGTGCTGGTGGTGCGTCACCCGTTGGATTGTCTTCTCAAAGAAATTACGGAACTTCCGATCTTGCAAGTAAACTAAACTTCCAAGTTTCGGATGATGACATTATCAATGATTACAACACATCCAAACTTGGCCGCTTAAATTCAGTTGTAGATCGTGGTAACACGCAGATTGCTGGCATTCAGCAGAGATTAGATTCGGCGCAAAAACTATTAGATCAGCTTCCCGCTGGTGATGCTAGGCGTGATTCAAGTCAAGTTTATGTCAATCAGTTAAAATCAGACCTAACGAGCGTTCAGAGTGCAGTTACTGATGCGACCCAGCAGATTAAAAATTTCTCTCCGCTTACAGCGGAATCTCCTCAAGCAGCGCGTGAAATTACTTCTTTCCGAGAATTTCTGCAATTGCCAGAAGAACGAGCGACCCAGCAATTACGCCAGATTGATCATGAGTCCTATAAGACTGCTGTTGGTCTTGGCCGTCAATATCGGCAGATGGCAACTCAGCCTATTGGTGAAACCACAACGTCCGAAACAGAACAACTCCGTAAGACGCTTGAGGATGAGGCTCTTAATCAATTACGCTTAGGCTCTACCATTGGGGCAGAAGAACGGCGTGGCTACGAACAAGCCATCCGTGGCGCACAGACTGCTAGAGGCAATATCTTTGGCCTTGGACCAGCAGTGCAAGAAGCCTCGCAGATCGGTGCGGCTGGCGAAGCCCGCAAGCTGGCTCGTTATGGAGCAGCACAAAGCTTTCTCGGATCTGGTCAGACAACTGGTGATGCGCTCAAAGCTGATTTGGCATTCCGTGACGCATTGCGTCAAAACAGACTAGGTGCAGCTTCCAACTTTGTTGCTGGTGGACCTTCTCTTTATAACCTCTCCCAAGCCCGCACAGGTCAACAGCAGGGCGCAATGCAAAACTACATCCAAGCTAATCAAGCTTTGCCTGGTGGGTTTAATCAACAGCCTTCTACATATCAGCCGTTTTACCAAACAACCGATCAAAACATCCCTATTCAGCTTACCAACGCGTTTAACCAGCTTTATCGTTCGCAGGCTGATTATCAGTCCAGCACCTACGGTGCGCAGGTTGGTGCAATCTCTAGGCAGCCAAGTGGTGCGCAGAATTTTGGAGCAATTGCTTCTGGTATTAGCGGATTTATTCCAAGCTTTTCGTTTAGCAGATAGGAGATAAATATGGGACTAAGTTTTAATATTGAAGGACCAGAAACAAAGAAGCTTCGAGAGTCAGAAGCGCAAGAACGAGCATTAAGGTCAAGGCTTGTGCAATTGGCAATAGACAAAGAAGACCCAATCAAGCGCGGGGAAGCCA